ACGCAGTTGGGATCTTCGTCAAGGCATTGAATAAGCTAAAAGGCCGGACAGACCTTACCGAAAAAGACCTCATGGCAATGATGAAAAACGGTGAACTGCTGGCGAAGGATATTCTTCCCCTTGTTGGTGATGAGTTTAAAGCGGCAGCACAGAAGGGCGGAGCTTTCGAGAAGTCACTGAAATCTAACCGTGTTGCTATGATGCGCTTGCGTACAACGATGCAGCTTGCACAGAAGAATTTCTTTGAATCGGGCTTCGGCAGTCAGCTTACCGATACGTTTAACGGTCTGACAGATGCAATTGACAGTAACCAGGATGCATTTAAGACGCTGGGAGCCATTGCAGGCAACGTGATTAAAGGTTTCACTGATGCTGGTTACACGGTCTATAACAGCTTCATTCTCATCGAAGCACTGATTAAAAAGTATGTTCCTCAATTGTCTAAGACATTCGAGGGATTCGGCAATACAGCAGCATATGCGGCAGGAATTGCGATCTTCACTGGGGCGATCTTCAAGTTAGCTGGCGCGTGTCAGCTTCGCCAATCCGCTTAAAGGACTGCTGGGTACACTCACTAAGCTGGGGGGGCTGGGTGGAATTCCCACGCCGGGAAGCGATACTAAAAAGCCACCGAAAGGGGGGAAAGGTAGCGGTTTCTCTATCGGTTTACCTGCCATTATTGCCGCCGTCAGTTTGAATAATCAGCTTGTTGACGTTAAGAACGATCCTGATGCGTTTTTGAAGAGAGTGCAGGCGAATAATGACAGGCCTACTCTTTGGACTGACATCAAAAACTTCTTTACAGACCATGCGCAGGGCTTCACCAATGCGTTTGCGGGGATGAACACCTTACCGGGAATGCAACCAGCCGCCGCAGGTATGGCAGCGCTACCGGGAATTGATAATCTTGCTGGCGGGTTGAATCTTGGCAAGCCATTCAGTGTTCAAGGCAAGGCCGATCTGACTGTGACCAACGAGGTTAAACTCAGCATTGACGATAGCAAGTTCAGCGATGCTATTAAGGCCGAAGTACAAGAGCAGGATAGGAAAAATACCAATCTCATTCTTGGGATTTCTGGCTAATTAATATACTGGCGGCGAATTTGCCGCCATTATATCAAATTCGTCGAGAAGTCAATAAGTTTCCGTCAAATACGCCAAGTATTTGTTGCAATTGATATAATCACATGATAAAATAATATACAAGGTGAATTACAACAGCCAATTTGTATTCATTCCTTCTCCTTACGAAATATAAAGTGCCTGTGTGAACACCGTGCGGGCCTTTTCTAAAGTACATCC